TTAAAGAGCACAGAGGGAGAAGTGCTTTCTCAAACAAACACACTTTATAAATTAAGTGATATTAATTTTGATATTCTACACTTAAATCATACACCAGTAACCGAACACTTGTTAAGGTTGTACCCAAACACCCCAACAATTTGTAGTATTCATTCTGAAGTAATTGCTTTAGAAAATCCTGTAGTTAACCAACAGATAAAAAAATATATTGCTATTAGGCCCGAAATTAAAGATTATATTGTTAGGAGTTTTAATATACCTGAAAATAATGTTTCTGTAATTTATAACCCGATAGATGCAACTAGATTTAAGCCAGCTAATCAAATTAAAAAACGTGATAATAAGCGAATTCTATTCGTTGGTACAATTGATTATTTAAGAAAAGAAATGATACTTGATTTGATTAAAACAACAAAAGAAAACGGTCAAGAACTTTGGATTGTTGGAAAGAAAAATGATACATATTTAGACTCAGCTATTCAGGGGCAAGACCATGTCACATATTTTGAACCAACGAATAAGGTTGAAAAATTCATTCAGGATTGTGATGAAACCGCTGGAATACTTCTTGGTAGAACAACGATTGAGGGTTGGTTATGTGGAAAAGGTGGTTGGATATACGATATTGATTCATCGGGAACGATTAAATCAAAAACATTTCACCCTGTCCCAAAAGATGTAGGTAAATTTAAAAGTGAAAATATTGCAAAAGAGATAATTGAGGAGTACAAACAAATATTAGATTAATGAAAAAAAATGTTATCACCATAACTGGGATAAGACCTGATTTTATCAGGATGTCTGAAATATTTAAGCGTCTCGATAATGAGTTTAATCATACATTAATTCACAGTGGTCAACACTACGATAAACTTTTATCAGACGTATTTTTTGATGAACTTGATATCCGTAAACCTGACTATAATCTTGCAATTGGTGGGGTAAATAAAGAACATTTTCACCAAGCAGCTGAATTATCAACAAAAATTATCGACCTTATTCGTATTAAAAATTTAGCACCTGACCTGATTATTTTTTTAGGTGATTCAAATTCTGTTGTTTGTTCGGTACCATTAAAGAAAGAAGGTTATAAAATTGCACATATAGAAGCTGGGATGCGCTCAGGTGATATTAGAATGTTAGAAGAAATTAATCGAAAAGTTTGTGATATATGCAGTGATTTTTTATTTGTTTATCACGATAATTATAAAATAAAATTAGCTAAAGAAAATATTATAAATGGTGTTCATGTTGTTGGTAATACCATCGTAGAGGTAGCCAATAAATTTATCCCAAAAGAAAGTAAGCGTAATGATAAAATACTTTTAGATATTCATAGACCAGAAAATTTTAAATACAAAGAAAGGCTTGAAAATATCATCACATATTCAAATATGGTTGCGAATAAATACTCATTACCAATCTATATGCTTGGATTCCCAAGAACACTAAAATATATTTCCGATTTTAACTTGGATTTAGGTAAAATAGAGGTGATTGATTTAATGCCATTTAAGAAATATATTAATGAGGTTTATCACTCACGATTTATTATTTCTGATTCTGGAACGGCCCAAGAAGAACCAGCGTTGCTACACACACCTGTAATAGTACCAAGAGATTTTACCGAAAGACCAGAATCATTGCAATATAATTGTTCATATATGATTGATGTTAATGGAAAAAATAATCTAACATGGAACAAATCACTTAATTTCATTGAATGGGGTGCCAAGTTTATGAATACAAGCTGGTTGGGTGATGGTGCAACCGCTGATAAAATAATCAAAATATTAAAAGCGGAATTATGATTTCAATAGCAACATCATATTATAATCGAAAACCACAGTTTATTAATACGCTTAAGACGATTCAAAAATCTAAGCAAATTGATAATCTTGAGTTGATTGTTGTTGATGATTGTTCATCCGATGAACATAAACTTGACGATATACCAGAACAATTTCCATTTGTTAAGGTTATTACATTAAAAAAAGAAGATAGAAATTATATTAACCCATGTATTCCTTTTAACAAAGCGATTAAAGCTGCAACTGGTGATATTATAGTTTTACAGAACCCTGAATGTTTACATGTTGGTGATATTCTAGATGACATTGTTAAGAGACTTGAAGATAAAAATTATTTAACATATGCTGTTTATTCAGCAAACCAAGAGATTAGTTCTTATATAAACGAATTACCGTTTGAAAACGAACATATTTTTAGTATGATTAAATCCCAATTAGCACCAATGAATAACATAAATTATGTTAGCGAGGGACAGTCTTGTTGGTATAATCATTCACTATATCGGCCAGCGGCATATCATTTTGTTGCTGCAATGAAGAAAAAAAATATGGATGTTTTAGGCGGTTTTGATGAAAGGTATTATAATGGAATTGGTTTTGATGATGATGAGTTTTTACATAGAATAAAACTTTTAGATTTAAAAATTGAAATTTATGATGAACCATTTGCTGTTCACCAGTGGCATTATAGTGAAAATAATTTTTTCGCTAATGCTGATAATGTGGGTTTAGCAATTCAAAGAAACCAAGCACTTTTTAATGAAATAACAAAAAATTTAAAAAATCCGAATGTTAATACCTAAAACAATGAATTTTTATTGGGGTGGTGAGGGATTATGTTTTTTGCAATACATGACAATTGTAAGTTTTAATAAATTTAATCCAGATTGGAAAATAACGGTATACGTCCCAACCATAAATTCTATTGAAATTACTTGGGCGACAAATGAACAAAAACTACAATACGTTGGTAAAAATTTTTTTGATGAGTTAAAATCGTTACCATATGTAAACATTGAGGTTGTTGATTTTGATAAAATTGGTTTTTTTAATGGTGCCTCAGAAGTATTTAAATCGGATTATCTTAGATGGTATCTTTTATCAACAATTGGTGGTGGGTGGTCTGATATGGATATACTATATATTAAATCTATAAATGAATTTTTATCACCAGATATAGATACAGTAATTTGTTTTGGTGAGTATAAAAATATCATAGGATTTTTTTTATCAAAACCAAATAATACTTTTTTTAAGAGGCTTTTAGATAATAGTTTTAATTATTTTAATCAATTAGATTACCAATCAATCGGTTCAAAGTTAATGAATACTTTTTACCCTAAAGAGATAGACATTTTTTATGAATTCCCAAGGGTAAAAAATCTTGACATGTCCGCTTTTTATAAAATAAATCATGAAAATATTGAAGATTTATTTTACGATAATAAAATTGATATTATTGATGATAATATATTTGGTATTCATTGGTATAATGGTTCGGATATAGCAAAAAACTTTAACAATCAATACCCAAATGTACCCAACTGTACAATAAATGAAAATTTAAAAAAAATATCATGAAGATAATAGGTTTTACACAACTCAGAAACGAACTCTCAAAAGGAAACCTAGAGAACTGGTTCAAGCAAATGTCGGTATGTGAATATATTTACATATTTGACCAAAATTCAGACGACGGTAGTTTAGACTATTATAAAAAATTTGATAATGTTGTTGTAATTGAATCGCCAGTAAATCGATTTAATGAAGAACTAATTTGTAAAAAAGAATTACTTGAAAAATTACTAAACGACCACCCAGATGTAGACTGGATTTTATGGTTGGATGGAGATTTACTATTAGACGGTAGGTTACTTGCCAATAACGGTAAAGAATTAATTGAATTATGTCGATTAGGAACAATCCATAAAATTGATGGTTATTTATTTAATCATTACAATCTTTGGAGAAGTGATATTCACTATAGAATTGATGACCAATACCATTCTTTAGATGGTGGTTGGTGTCCACTTTGGAGAAATAATGGTAATCTTAAATTTGAAGCTGTTTCAGGCCTTCATTTACTACAGTACCCTAAAGGCATCCAAAGTCTTAGACCAACACCATATGCTGTTGTTCATAGAGGATTCGCAACTGATTATCAAATCATGACAAAATACGATGTATATAAGAGTAATGGTCAAAATGGTTGGAAACTTGAAAGATTACTTGACGAATATACGTTAACCGTTAATGAACTTGAACGTGAATTATTACCAGATTGGTTCAATGTTACGGATACTGAGAACCCTATAAATAAACCAAGATTAAGACAAATATATGAAGAACAAAAAGGTTTGTTAAAACCAATAAAAAAAAATCTTGAGATTATATCGTTGATATTCAAATCAACTGATTATCTAGATTTAATTTACAATGAGCTAAAAAGTGATAAATGCAAGGTTGATGGGTGGGAAATCACACATAGAATTATAGCTAATGATGCAACACCCGAAATAATTGAAAAATTAAAAACACTAGATATTCCGTATACAATTTATAATGACTCTAACCCAAATGATTATTACCTAAACCGTGTTTATCGTTGTTGGAATTTTGCTGGGAAATCAAGTACCTCTGATAATATCTGTTTTGTAAATTCAGATATGGTTTTCAGTAAAGATTGGTTAACTAATCTTTTAAAACATCATAACGGTATTAATATTCCATGCTCAAGATTAGTTGAAAGTGGAAAATTACACAGTGGTACCCATGGAATTAGTTTTGATTGTGGAAGAACACCAAAAGAAATCGATTATGAATTATGGGAGAAAAAAGTTTTAGAATTAAAAATCGATAAAATATACCCACATGGCCTATATATGCCATGCGTTTTTGAAACAAAAAGATTTATTGAATCGGGTATGTATCCAGAAGGAAACTTATATAGGGATGGTGTTGGTACTTTAAATGGTTTTGTTAAAAGTGGCGATGCATATTACTTTGATGATATACTAGAAAAAAAATATGGGATGAAACATCTAACAGTATTTGATTCTTTAGTTTATCATATACAAGAAGGGGAAAAAGACGCATAATGGTTTCAATAATATTACCATATTATAACAGATTGCCACTTTTGATTAATACAATGAGAAGTTTTGAACATTTTTATGTCGATAAAGATGTTGAAGTTATTATTGTTGACGATGGGTCAAGTGATGAGCATAGACTCGATAACCATGAATTCAAAATTAAAACAAAAATCATTAGACTTGAAAACAAAAATGGTATTAATCCATGTTATCCATATAATGTTGGGGTTAGACATTCAAGTGGGGATACATTAATTTTAAGTTCACCAGAGACATTTCATACAAAAGATATGTTCTCAATAACAAATAATTTTTCAGAACTAAAAAATGACACCTATTTATTATTTTCTGTGTTTTGTATAACACAAAATGATATGATAAATGAAGTTTTAACAGAACCAGATTTCAACCTAGTTGCTAATAAGATGCGGAATTCCATACCAAAATTTTATTCATATCTTGGTGAAAACGGATATCCGTTTAATAATAATTTTGGTTCTTGGTATCTACATGGTCAAATAAGGCCAAGTGGATTGAATTTCTTAACCGCCATTACAAGAGAAAAATACTATGAGATGTCTGGGTTTGATGAAAGGTTTAGATTTGGAACTGGCTTTGATGATAATGAATTTAAAGACAGATTACTTATAAGTAACACAAAATTCATTTACTACGATGATGCAGTTGCAATACATGTTAATCATGAAGTTGTAAATAACTCAGCGCCAACAACAAATCAGTTAGTATACCAACAGTCAATAATAGAGAAATATAAAAAAAATAACGAATGGGGTCGACATTAAAAATAGGACAAGTTGTTTCATTTGGTGTTGGCGGTGCTGATAAATGTGCGTTGAACCTAGTAAAAGGACTACTTGCATTAAATGAAGATATTGAAATTACAGTATTTTATAATAAGTACTCACACCCAAGACAAGATGAATTATTTACAAATCCATCTAGATTTAACGATTATACACAATTACCGATTAAATTAATTGAATTTAGCGATGTTGATGAATTAAACCAATACGACATTGATATACTAAATACACATAGGTCTGGAAACGACAATTGGTTTTTACCAAATTTTGAATCAACAAATTTTAACTTTAAGATTATCGAAACAAATTTTCATGGGTACAATAAAACAAAGTCAGATTTTAGAGTCTACCCCTCACAAGCAATATTAGACCATTTGGAACCATGCACAATACCATACGCTGTAATACCAAACCCCATACATAGAAAAATAACAAACGAAGATTTTAGAGAAAAATATAAAATTAAAGATAAGTTTGTATATGGTAGAATTGCAAGGCCAGATAGCAACATTTATCTAAATACAAATTTACTTGCATATAAAAAAATTGAATCTGATAATACCGTTTTTCTATACGTTGCACCAAATGCAATGGCTAAAACCGATGCATCGAATCTCGAAATCAAAAATATAATTTTTGTTGACCCGACTTCAGATGAATTTACCGTTTCTAAACTTTATAATACATTTGATGTACTTTGTCATAGTAACTTACTTGGAGAAACATTTGGCAATACAATAGCAGAGGCTATGATACACGGCAAACCTGTTATAACACATATTGGTAGGGTAAGCTGGCCACAAGCACACAAAGAGCTTATCGGTGATAAAACAGAATTATTTATAACTGAAGATATAATAAATCAATATTCAAATGTAATGCGACAATTAAAGGTTGATAAACTTTACTATAATGAAATTTCAAATTATTTACAAACTAGGGCAAATATTCTTTATGATTATGTATGTGTGGCTAGAAAATATTTTGAATTATATAAAACAATATTAAATGGATGAGCAATTAGAAATACCCCAACATGAATTTTTAGCCATAATTTCCAGTTTTTTTCATGATGATGAAATTAAAAATATTATGGAAATTGGTTCGTTAAATGGCAATGACGCACGTTTGTATAAATCCCGTTATCCTAATGCAAATGTATATTGTATTGAAGGCTTAAAAGATAATTTTGATTTGTACATAAAAGATTCTATTGATTTAATACCAATTAATATTATTGTGACCGATTTTGACGGTCTTATTTCTTTCCATAAAAAAAACATTAATGGTATTCATAGTATATACAATCGTGGAAACGTATATGGTGTTGATATATTGACGAACCAACCTTGTAAAACATTCGACACTATTTGTAGCGAGTACAATATACCAAATATAGATATAGTTAAAATAGATGTTGAGGGGGCCACATTTGAAGTGTTATCTGGTATGAAAGAAAGAATAAAAGATATAAAAATTATGCATATTGAAACCGAATCAACACCATTTTTTGAGGGGCAAAAGACACACGATGAAGTTGTTAGTTATTTAACATTTAACGGATTTGAATTAATTAAAATGACAAGTGTTAATATAAGCGGCGGGTTTCAACACGATTCAGTTTGGATAAATAAATATAAACATGGAAATAATTAAAAAAGGTTGGTTAGTTAATGATACATTAACATGTATACCTGGTACAAAGACTTTTTGGCATGACTTACTTGAATGGATTCCTAATCTAGAGGATAAATGTAACGGATATACATCGTTCCCAACTTTAGCTAATGTAATTGAAGAAGAGGCTAAAACAAATACACCTGATTATATCATTAGAAACGCCACATACTTTAGAAAAATTAATCTTCCAGTTAAAACAATTAGTTTATTACAGGATTTAATACCAGATAATTACATGCAAATTGATGTATGCAATAATTCAGATATTGTTGTGTATAACTCACCATACACACAAGCACACTATATCGAAAAAATTAGAGCAAAATCCGTAATGATTCCGTTAGGTGTAGATTTTAATAAATTTACTCCACATGATAGATGTTATGCTGAAGAACTTGGGATTCTTCCAAACTCAATTTTATTCATTGGTGCGGCGAATAATCATCCAAAAGGATTTGATATTATGTTAGACATAATTAATAATACAGATTATAACTTCTGTTTGGTTATGAAAGACGATTATAAAATTGACAACCCTAGAGTAAAAGTTTTCAATCGAATCAATCATGATTTATTGGTTAAGGTAATCAACTCTTGTGAACAACTTGTTTGCACTTCAAGAATTGAAACGCTTCATTTAGCGGGGGTTGAGGCTGCGGCTTGTAATCTACCACTTGTGACCTCTAATGTTGGAATATATTATAATTCCGAAAGTGGTAAGTGGGGTAGAAATGTTAAATCGTTTAATTATAATGATTTTATCAAAGAAATACAATTCGTTAAGGAGAGCCAAACCAAATTTAATCCCAGAGAACACTTCTTAGAACTTGGGTTAGATATTGATAGTTGCAAAAAAAAGTGGGTTGAGCTTATTGACAATTTATAAAAATAAGCATATATTGGATGTATGATTACACAACGAGTAATATTAAATCACTGGATTAATTCCAATACCAAAGGGTCAAATAGCGTTGTTGAACTTGGTGCAATGTTTTTTGAGAAATTAAAACACGTGAACCCAACAGTAAAGACAAAAATAGGTATTGAAATATGGGAACCATATATTAAATCTGAAGTGGACCATTTTGGGATACCAGTAATTAAAAATTGTATTAAGATTCACGGAAGTGTTTTAGATTATAAAGAACTTTTAAAAGACTATGAACTAGATACCGCTATGATAATAGATGTATTGGAACATTTTGATAAAGATGTAGCATTTAAATGGGTTGACGAGTTAAAAAAAGACTTTAATAAGATAATTTTAATGGTCCCAGCAGGGTATTTCCCTCAAGATGTTGACCATTCTGGATTTCATGCTGATGACTATCAAAAACATAGAAGTAGTTGGTATCAAGATGATATTGAAAAACTTGGGTTTACAGAAGTTATTTTAGACCCACACTTTCATAGTAACCCAGAATTAGTTAAAAATAATATGGATACGGGATGCTGGTTCTGTGTTTGGACTAAAAATTAAAATATGAAAAAACAAAAAGTTTTATTAGTGGGTGGTGCTGGTTACATTGGAGGTTTAACATGTGACTATTTAATCGAGGGTGGTTTTGATGTAACAGTATATGATAATCTCTTATATGAAAATAGATTTCTTAAAGAAATCCCATTTATATATGGTGATATCAGAGACACGCAAAAACTATATGAAACATCAAAAGATTTTGATATTATCGTATTAATGGCCGCACTTGTTGGTGACCCAGCATGTAGTGTTGACCCAATATTAACAGAAGAAATCAATTATACCGCAATCAAAAACTTTTGTGACGTTGTTCTACCAAATAAACATTTAATTTTTATGTCAACTTGTTCAGTATATGGCGCACAAGATGGTTTATTAAATGAAAATAGTCCAACAAATCCACTCTCATCATATGCGTCAACCAAATTAAAAGCTGAAGAACATGTTTTAAAATTAGGTGGTACTGTATTCAGATTAGGTACAGTATTCGGATTAGGTGACACATACTCAAGACTAAGAATGGACCTCGTTGTTAATGTATTAACAATGAAAGCTGTAAAAACTGGTTCAATTATAATAAATGGTGGGGAACAATGGAGACCAATAATTGCTGTAAAAGATATCGCTGGTTATGTTACTGAAGCTTGTAATGAAAAATACTCTGGCATTTACATTTTATCAAAAGAGAACGTTATTATTAAAGAACTTGGTGAAAAGATTGGGAATCTTGTACCAAATACTAATGTTAAATACACCGAAATCTCGTTTCAAGATGCTAGAAACTATAAGGTTGATAACTCAAAAGCTTTAAATACATTCAAGTATAAACCAATCGTAACTGTTGAAGATGAGGTATTAAGAATGATTACATTATTTAAAGAAAATAGGGTTGAGGACCCCGAAGATAAAGTGTATCATAATGGAGCTTTCTTAAGAAACAAAAAAGAAAAAAATCAATTAATATGAGTGAAATAATTACAACATATATTGGCGGGATTGCCGTAGATGATAGAGGTCAATTAAGATTCGTCAATGACTTTAATTTTGAAAATGTGAAAAGATTTTATCAAGTTGAAAATCATAGACAAGGCTTTATCAGAGCGTGGCATGGCCATAAAAAAGAAGGAAAATATGTATATGTTGCGACTGGAACAGCGCTTGTTGGTGTTGTAAATATGGATACGGAATATGTCCAAAAATATATTTTAAGTGCTAAACAACCAAAAATACTATATATTCCACCGAACCACTATAATGGATTTAAAAATCTTGAAGAAAACACATCTGTAATTTTCTTTTCAACATCAACTTTAGAAGAAAGTATGGGAGACGATATAAGAATGCCACACGATAAATGGGATATCTGGGGCGAAGATTTTAGATAAAAATTAAAAAATATGAAAATTTATGTTTTAGGTTCCAGCGGTATGCTTGGGAAATATGTTTCAAAATACTTAAATCAAAAGTATTCTGTTATTGAAATTAATAGAGACCAAATTGATGCAAGTAAGGTATCACAAGAATCATTAAGCGCTGCTTTATTTCATATAGGTGCGAGAAAAGGTGATACATTAATTAATTGTGTTGGAACAATCAAACCAAGAGTAGATGAACTTGGCGACACAAATGCTATAATTGTTAATTCAATATTCCCGAGAATTCTCGCTACCGTTTGTTATGAAATGGGAATAAATATGATTCACCCAACAACTGATTGCGTCTATTCGGGATTAAAAGGTTCTTATTCTGAAAACGATAAGTATGATGTTAGCGATGTTTACGGGATGTCAAAAGCAATGGGTGAACCATCAAATTGTACTGTAATCAGGACATCAATCATTGGTGAAGAAGTTGGACAAAAAAGGTCGTTAGTTGAATGGATTAAATCTAACGCCAATAATACTGTATTTGGGTTTACAAATCATTATTGGAACGGTGTTACATGTTTACAATTTGCTAAGATTTGTGAAGAAATAATTACTAAGCACCTTTATTGGAAAGGAATTAAACATATTCATTCTAACTCACTAAATAAAAAAGAACTTGTTGAAACTATAAGTGATGTGTATGACCTAAACATTACCGTGACACCTAAAGAAACACCAATATTATGTGATAGAACACTTTCTACAATACATGAAACATTAATTAAGGTACCCGACCTTAAAGAACAAATAATCGAGATGAAAGAATTTTCAAAAATTCTTTACAATTAATATGAGAATTAGTAATTGGTTAAAAAATAAAATTGCGGTATTATCTATTGCTTTTTCTAATGTTGAGAAAAATGTTTTTTCCCAAAAAAAGGATTCAATTGTTGAGGATACAACACACACGCAAAGACATTTGCAAGGTACACTGGCAGATGCCCTTTTACGTGGTGAAATGAACCAAGAAGTTAAAAATCTTCGTTGGCGAATATATAAAATACTTAAAGCATCAAAAAACGTATCACTAATTTTTGATAAAAATGATGAGAATGGTGATAATTGGTATAAAACTAGAAAAATAGAACAATCAAGGTTACTAAATAAGGTTATGCTTGATAATTATGATGATTTCCCCCTTGAGATGGTGGTAACTAATGATGAAATTAAATTGTCTAATCTTGATGCTATTAGTGAACACTTTAAAACTTATAATGAACCAATAAAAAATACAGATGAAAATGGTAAAGTGTTAAGTGCAACACACGGTGAAATTTCAGCAAATGAGTTTTTTATAGGTAATAAAGGGGAAAAGCAAATTCAAATTAATCGTAACATATTTCCAAAATTTTATATAGAACGTTACACAAAAAAGGTAAACATAAGAAAAATTAATAAAAAAGAGCGGCTACTCGAATTCTATATTGGTAAGTATCCAGACGAATACGATAGAACAAACTATCTATTTATTAAAGAAATTAATAACTTAATAAAAAATGGGCCTGAAAGAATAAATTTTATAGAATTAAACAATGTTGAATTTATCACGAATAATACACTCGGTGTTGATGATTTTTTACATTATAAATATAATATAAAATCGTTTAACAAGGTTATAGAATTCGATGGTAATTATGTAATTAAATTTATTGGTGAGGTTATTGTCGACGGGGAAGACATATTATCAAAATATATTGAACCAGAGATTGAACAGAACTACCTCGATAGGAAAATAAAAATATAAGTTAAGGATATTTATATTAAAAATTAATGAATAGAAAATCATCAGAAAAAAAACCTAGAGGAAAAAGAAGAGAAACCCCCTTATCCGCATCGTCAGAAACCGAAAAACAAATCAATTACGCTACTGACACCCCGTCATTAATTCGGTTCTCTCAACAATTAAAATGTAAAAATAAGACACAAAAAGAATTTTTAACGCTCATAAATAATAAAGAATTTGTTATTGCCTCAGGACCAGCTGGTGTTGGGAAGACATATATCTCCATTGCAAGAGCTTTAGAATTAGTCAAAGATTCATCAACACCATACAATAAAGTCATTATTTCAAAACCAGCAATTGAAGCAGATGAACACCATGGTTTTACACCAGGTACTCTTCGTGAAAAAATGGAACCATATGTCTCATCAACATTAGACGTTATCGATGAATTAATAGGTAGAGCGAATAGATTAGCACTTGAAGAAAATGGAACTTTAATAATACAGCCATTGGCGTTTATCAGGGGTAAATCAATTAATAAAACCATTTTAGTGATGGAAGAAGCTCAAAACATGACACCAAGACAAATGAAGACACTATTAACACGTATTGGTTATGATAGTAAATTTATTATTTCTGGGGATTTGGACCAATCTGATAAGTTTAAGAATGTTAGTGATAGTGGTTTATACGATGCAATACAAAAACATAAAAATATTGAAGAAATTGGCTTTATTGAATTTAATGAAGATGAAATTGTAAGAAACCCAATCATAACAAAAATACTAGCTAATTATAAAGCAAAGCAACCACCAACACAACCACAAATAAAAACAAAGTTAATTATGGAGAGTAAGGTAACAAAAAAACCAAAAAAAGCTGGTTTTTTTCAAAGATTTTTAAAATTATTTAAATAATCACTTGACTTATACCCATTTTAAATTAAACTTGTTTCATGAAAAATAGGAATTTCTATTTTAAATTTTTCTTTTTAAATGTTCTATTAAATAAGATTTACAATAAATTATTCCGTTACTATATTAATTAAAAAAATTTTATGGCTCGAATAGGAATATCAATTAATGAAGTCTTAAGGGACTTTCTCAGCCAATTAACCTACACGTATGAAAAATACATAGGCCCCTCAAATCTTAAAGAAGGTGATATAAAATCACTTAACTTATTAGAGTACTTTAATTTTAAAGATATTGATGAACTTAATAGGTTTATGTATTTAGAGGCACCATTAGAAATATTTGGACATGCTGACCAAATGTCTGACGGTCTTATGAATCATTTTAATAACTTTCTAATGGATATTAAAGATGATGGGGAACATCAAATTGAATTGGTTAATAAAGAAGCAAACAAAAGTATACCATCAACTTTCTTCTTTTTATCAAAAACTGGGTGTAGAATTGAAAATATCAGATTCGTCCAAAACTCTATAAAAGAATGGGACGGTGTTGATGTTTTAATTACTGCTAATCCAGACGCATTATTAAATAAACCTAGTGGTAAAGTTAGTGTTAAGATTAAAGCCTCATATAATCAAGATATTAAAGCAGATTTTGAACTAGATACAATATTAGACTTCATCCGAGATAAATCTCTTATAGATAAAGTTTTAAATACAAAAATAACAATATACGAAGAAATTTAAACTATGTTAGAATTTGGCGAATCAATTTATTACATTGACCTAAAAGCTTTTGATACGGCTATTAGTATAAACTATGGTAAATCTGAAACTACTACAGAAACAGAAGAAAAAAGTACAATAGACGAAAAGGGCAACGTCAAACTCGTTGAAAAATATTCAAAAACAACGCCTAAATCAAAAGAAATCGATGCGACAAAATATGATTTACTTAAAACTCTTTTAGAGTATATTATTGATTATGACGAAATATCGGATGATACATTAGGTGCTGAAAGAGCATTAGGTCAAACACCTTTTCCATTTAAACTCGCATTTAACACTTTATATAATCAAGGTATAATAAAAGAAAAAAAATAAAAGATGAACGAAAAACAAACACAAATTGAACAGATTAATAACCTAGTCAAAAAATTAGATACTAAAGACTTTGGGTTGTATTTTTTCACATTAGACACAAAGGGTAATCCTACCGCTGGTATTGCTAATATTTACGAACACGTTAAACTTCTTAACGAATTAGGGTACAAAGCATCCATACTACACGAAAAGAATGATTATAAATTAAGAGGAGACGATTCTGGAATGGGTATTAGTGACTGGCTTGGCGAAGAATACGCCAACTTACCACACGTTTCAATCGAAGGACAAAACCTTAACATTTCACCAACCGATTTTATAATTATCCCTGAAGTATTTTCTACAATCATGGACCAAGTTAAAGGATTTCCATGTAGAAAGGTTGTTTTAAGTCAAAGTTATGATTATCTTTTAGAGCTTTTACCGATAGGTAAAAGATGGGATGTAGATTATGGGTTTTCACATGTAATTACAACTAGTGATAGACAAGGAAATTATATTAAAAGTTTGTTCCCAACAACTAAAGTTTATACCGTTCCAATCTCAATACCAAAATATTTTAAACCTAGTGATAAACCAAAAATCCCTGTAATTACAATTCACACTAGGAATCAAGGCGATGCGGCTAAAATTGCCAAGTCATTTTATCTACAATTTCCGATGTATAAATGGATAACGTTTAAAGAACTTCGTGGTATACCAAGAAAAAAGTTTGCAGAGGAACTTGGTAAGTCATGTTTAGCTATTTGGATTGATGACCAAGCTGGATTTGGTACGTTTCCATTAGAGGCGATGGAATGTGGAACACCTGTAATTGGTAAAGTACCAAACATGGTACCTGAATGGTTGGAAACGACTGACGAACAAGGTAATTTAATTGTAAAGAATAATGGAATTTGGACAAACACAACCTTAAATATTCCAGAGCTTATTTCAACATATATTAAAGTTTGGTTAGAAGACTCAGTTCCGACAGAATTAATTGAATCGATTAAAAAATCAACAGGTGAATACACCCCAGAAAATCAAAAAGAAATTATAGCTAAAGTTTATTCTCAGTTAATTGAAGAAAGAAAAGAAGAATTTAATAACATGCCACAAAAAGTAGAAGCTTAAAATTAATATCATGACAGAAAAAACAAATATATCAGTAATCTTACCAGTTTACGAATTAAATGATGAGACAAAACCTATGTTTCAAATAGCGGTAAAAAGCGTTGAATTACAAAAAACAATCCCAGACGAATTAATAATTGTTGTACCTAAAGACAGTGAAACTAGCAAATATATAAAATCTTTTGATTATGGTACTATTTCAAATAAAGTAACATTTATTGAAAACGATGGGCAAACAGATTTTGCTAGTCAATTTAATTTAGGTGTAACAAAAGCGAAATCTGAATGGGTTTCCTTATTAGAATTTGACGATGAATACTCAAATATTTGGTTCAAGAATGTTATTGAATATAGGAAAGCATACCCAAATTTTGAAATATTCATGCCAATTATTATTGATACGGATGCACAGGGTAATTTTATAGGGTTTACCAATGAAGCGGTGTGGGCACAAAGCTTTTCAGATGAATTAGGTGTGCTTGACTTAAACGCACTTCTTGCATATCAAAATTTTAACATTGATGGTATGGTAATTAAAAAATCACTTTTTGATGAGTTTGGTGGGTTTAAATCAAATATTAAATTAACCTTTATCTACGAGTTTTTACTAAGGATGGCGTTTAAAGATGTGAAAATTACAACAATACCTAGATTTGGTTACAAACACGTAAATCAAAGGGAGGGGTCACTTTTTTCAAATTATAGAAATGAAATCGACCCAGTAGAAGCAAGGTGGTGGTTAGCACAAGCAAAGAAAGAATACTATTTTGAAAAAGATAGACAAATAACATATGTTAAACAAACAAGTTAAATGGTTAATAAAAGAGGACGCAAAAGAAAAAATGAGATGTATTTTGGTCCCGAAGAAGAAAAAGCCGTTAACGACTTCTTAGCATCTACAGATGATAAAGAAAGAAATATAATTTATAACCAATGGCTTAAAGAACCATTAGATAAAATGATTGAATCTATTATCAGAAGGTATAAATTATACAGAAAGGGTGAAAGTTTTGAGGATTTACATAGTGATACACTTTCTTTTCTTATGACAAAGGCTCATAAGTTTGAAAACGCTAGAGGAAAAAAAGCTTATTCTTATTATGGTACCATTTGTAAGCACTATATTTTAGGACTTCTTATTAAAGATGAAAAACATATAAAAAAAATATCTTCATATGAAGATGTATCAACAGAACTTGAAGAGCGTAAAGAATTAAGTTATGTGATAGATAATGATGAAATTGAAATAGACAATTTTTTTAAAAAATTAATTGATGGTGTTAAAGAAGAATTAAATGATGAAAAACAACCAATTAAGAAAAAACTTAATGAAAATGAACGGAAAGTTGGTCAATCTTTAATAGAAATTCTTCAAAATTGGGAAAAAGCATTTGATACCATGGACGGGGGACCAAAATACAATAAAAACTCAGTATTGGAAACAATGAGGAACTATACCAATTTGTCAACTAAAGATATTAGGTTAGCAATGAGGCGATTTAAAATTCTATATGATTTTCTAAAACATCAAGATTCTTAATAAAAAACGTCTTTAGCAGGTATTTATATATAAACTAATTTATATGCCTAGAAAGAAAAAACAAGAAGTTAAATTAAATGACAATGATAGTCTTGAAGGTTTAATGCAAGAAACTTATAATGACGCTTGTTTACAAATCAACGACGCACAAAAAACTATTAATGAATTAACAACAGCTGCTACAACACAAGATGTTGATGACCTCACAAAAATCGCAAAAGAAAAAGGTGGTCTTTTAAAAGTTAAAGACTCAGCTATTAGAATTAAATTAGAAGTAGCAAAATTACAAAGTGATATAATTAAAAATCGTGGTAATGTCGATGCCGCACTCCAAGAAAGGACGGACGGTAAAGCAACGATAGATGACTTCAAATCTATTAGGCAGATGCTAGTGCGTGATAAAGATGTAACAGATGAAGTTGAGTAATTATGGATTTATTAAGTCAAAAAAGAGAAATATCTGGCGTTATTGCTGCCGATAAAACACTTACCGAAGGATTACCTAAGTTAAGGACAACCTCCTCTATGCCATCAATTAATAATGATGGTGACCCAATCACATTTTTATGTGATTTATTAAAAACACTTGTTGGTTCTGAAGCCTTAGAAGAAATCTTAATTGATACGTTAATCTATAGTATCAACGATATAGAAAGACAAATCAAACCCGAATTAAAACGTCAATTAAAATCCATTGTAAGTTGTGGTGTTCACCCATCCTTACCAGATTATCTTAGAACAAACGGTATTAAATTTACAGTTAGAAAAATTGATTATTTTGGGCTAATGTATACGAACCCAATATCCGAAGCTGGTCAATTAATTTTTAACGACCTAACACAAAACCTAATTCAAAGTTCTGATTTTAATACATTTTTATACCAGACAATTCAGAACGATAATACAAATCAAGTGTGGCCCCAATACGCTGGTAGTACATCACCAATCTTAAATATTAAATTTAGAGCACTTGACGTATCACAAGTTGACCCTAATAATACAATTACAGTTAAGGCTGACCAAAACTTCAACGGAACATTAACCGACCTAAATAATCAATTTATTGATAGCGTCAAACTTTTTAATACAGAAAAACTTGTTTCACAAATTGTTGATTTAATTTTTGGTACCGTATCGATTAGTTCAAATAAATCAGTTAGTCAATTAGAACTTGAAGAAAAAATTAATACGGTAATTAAAAAGATTATAAACACCGATTCAAATACTATCATTGATAATAACTTATTTACGTTCACAAATGAAGAAAATAAATTAAATCAGTTTAGTGCCACAATGAGAAGAAAGGGTGAGAAAATTTTTAACACAACAAACCCAGTAATCGGAAAAATTCCACTCGCAACACTTAGGAACATGAATAATAATATTAGTAACACCACTAGTGAAATTCTTAAAAAAGAGGAATTAACTAAGTCAATTAAATTGATGGGTGATAGTATTGTAACAAATGTTCAAAACAATACAGATAAAAAAAGTGTTAAACTAGGGTTTATTCAAGAACTTATTAATTACCTAATCCAATCAATTGTTATGGGTATTCTTTCCCCAAAAATAATAACAATTTTTTTAATTAACTTTAAAATAATATATGGTCAAAACGCATCATTCGATGACCCAATTGATTTTTTGAAAAAAAATAAAAACTTAATACGAGCAGTATCTAAAAGAGTCGCAGGAATTATAATTAACGCTCTATTACGAGCAGTCCTTAAACAAATAACCGAATTAGTTGCAAATGCAGTTAAAAAAAGATTAGAAGATAAGGCTAAATCTAACTTAAAACAACTTTTAAGTTTAGTAGGTGTCCCAAGTGAAGTAATACGAAAAATAAGAAATATATGAGCGATATAACAAATAAAAAATCTGAATCAACAATTGACTCTGGTGTTGGGTCGATTAAATCTGTTATTGATATTATTTCAGCAACATTTAAAATATCTAAACCACCAATACAACCCTTACCACCACCATTACTTTTAATTGGTGGTGTACGAAGAGCAGGTATTACAGCGAGTGAAATTGCGTCGAGAATTATTGCTAGGCAATCCGAAGCTGGTTTAATTGTTGGTGATGTATTTGAAGACGGACCAAATACGGCAGAATCAATGGAATTAATTAGAATTCAAGAAATAATAGATTCATTATTAACAGAGGCTAAGATAGAAATTGTTATCCCACCTGGAATACAGGTAATGACCGTTGGTAGTGGTAATTTAGGTGCACCAGTTGTTTCAAAGGGTGCAACAACAAATATTGCTGTTGGTTATGGGGTAATACGTTAAAATTTATACTATGAATACCGAACAAATTAACAATAGTGATTTAGAGCAAATGTCAAATAACGAAATTCTTTTTCAAATTAAACAATTCGAGGCTGACCATGAAGCCTTAAAACTTAAAATGCTTAAAGATTATGATACATTGGTTGATATTGAAAAAAGATTTGACCGAGCTAATCAGATATTACTTAAACGATTAAAAGGAGAATAATATGCCAGCTGAAAACGCATTTGGTTCTAATTTACCGTCAGTTTTGTCATCTGTTACCATTAAAACAGTACAAATAGGTAAAGTGGTTAGCATTGATGATAATAATGCTCTTGGGAGAATTAAAGTAAGAATCCCAGGTCCAACTAGTATTGGTGGGGATGGTGATTTACCAATAGAAAAAATTCCTTGGTCTTACCCAATGATGCCAAAATTTTTTGGCGTGACACCAAAGATTGATGAGGCTGTATTTGTAATTGTTTTTAGTCAAGATAAATTACACAGTGATAGATTATACTTTGGACCTATTATCTCACAATATTCAAATTTAGAATTCGATTCAATTAATGATAGAGCATTAACACCTTTTTCATTCGCACAAATACCACCAAAACAAAACTATGAAGAAATTAACGCAATTAATGGCGTATTCCCAAAAAAAGAAGATATTGCGATTCAAGGTAGATACAATACCGATATTATATTAAGAAGGAATGAAATATTAATAAGAGCTGGTAAATTTGTAACATCTGAACCAAATCAAAATAACCCATATCCATTTGAATTTAATAGCTCTAGTCAAGGATTTATTCAAATTAAAAATGATATTCCACTTGAGGAAGAAAAAGAAAACGCCGTGCCAATTAGGGGTAGTGTTACAAATATAATGGCCAATAAAATAAATCTTTTGGGTTACGCTAATAGTAGCCCAAGATTTAATATAAATCAGGTAGACCAATTAAGTGATGATGAAGTATTAAATATTCTTAAAAATGCTCACCCATTACCATTTGGGGACATTCTTATCCAATATTTAAGACTATTTAAGACAGCCTTCATAAACCATGTCCATAACAATAATGGACTTAAAGCAACGGGTACTGGGGATAAATCAGTACAAAATTTTGTTAAAGACGCTGAAGCGTTAGAAAATGCTATGTTATCAAAAAATATTCGTATTAATTGATATTTAAATCTCATTAAATCTTTTAAAATAATACCATATTTTTAGATATTTATTAGAAAAAAGAAATGGTATTTAGGACATTTTTCGATAAAAATTCAACAATAATACAAGGTAGTTATCTTAATACTGGTAGAAACCCAGTAACCGAATTATTTTATGGGGGAACTAGTAATAGTGGCCAATTCAGTCGTTTTTTATTTCATTTTGATACAAGTAGATTACTTAGTCTTTATAATAACGGAACGTTTCCAAACCTATTAAACCTAAAACATACACTAAAACTTACAAATACGGCTAGTTTTAATTATGACCTTTTAAACGGAACCATGGGAAATAAAGATAGGGCGTGTTCTTTTGACCTTATCGTCTTCCCGATAAATCAACCATGGGATGAGGGTGTTGGGTATGACTTTCAACAGTGCGGACTTATTGCTGGTGATTGTGCTGTTTCATATGGTCCAGCCAATTGGATTCATCCAAGAACTGGTGAAAACTGGACCAATGGACAGGGTGTATATTCTGGTACAGTAACCCCAATTGCGACACAACATTTTGATTTTGGAAATGAAAATATGGAGGTTGATATAACCGACTATGTTAACGGCATACTAACAGGTAATACCAATTACGGTTTAGGAATAGCATATGCTAGGCCATATGAAATTACAGAAACAGGTTCACTACAATATGTTGGTTTTTTTACTAGACATACTCAAACATTCTATGAACCATACGTCGAAACCATATATAGCGATTATATTAAGGATGATAGAAATAACTTTTTTTTAGATAAACCTAATAAGCTTTATTTGTATGTTAATTTAGCTGGAAATCCAACGAACTTAGATAACTTACCATCTGTAACAATATATGATGAAAATGATGAGATATTTGAATATTTTGACTCATCGGATGTAACTCATGTAACTAAAGGTGTCTATTCTATCGATATTACCGTACCAAGCACGGGTTCAACATTACAAGGTCATTTATATAGTGATGTTTGGTCAGATATTCGTATTAATAACGTTTCTAGGCCTGATATTAGCCTTGAATTCGAATTGATGGATAGTTCTGGCTATTATAACATAGGGGCCGCAGATTCGCTCCCAAAGAGCGTAGGTGTAAATGTGTCTGGAATCAAGAATTTAGAAAAGATAAAACGTGGTGATATTAGGAAGGTTATTGTATCCACGAGAATACCATATACCGTCGAACAAACCCAAACAATTACTGACTTGAAGTACAGACTTTACGTAAAAGAAGGTAGAAATGAAGTCACGGTAATCGATTTTCAACCAATCGAAATAGCAAGTAATTATAATTATTTTTTAATTGACACACAAAGTCTAATACCAAATACATATTATTTAGATATTTTGTGTGAGTCTAATTTAGAAGTAACAACATTAAAAGAGGTTATTAATTTCACAATAGTAAGTGATGCTAACTTAAGAATGTCACAATAATGAAAAGTTTTATTAAAAATAGAATTAAGCAATTATTACATGAACAAATGATTGATGGTCAGGAAATGAATACACATCTACAATCATTATGTAATACTATGACAGTTAATAGCTATGAAGAAGTTTTAGGTAGAATAGCAGCCGCTATTGGTACAAAAGAAAAAAATAAAGAATTATGGGATAAAATTGAACAACCACTTAATAAACTTAAATTAGCTCAGTATGGGTTAAATAAAGAAAAACATACAAACCAATTTAATAATCAAACAATTGCTGCCGATAATATGACTGGTGATTCAATCCCTGATGAAGCGGATACATATTGGGCGATAATTCAAACTACCCTTTGTGAACAAGGACCAGATTTTCAATAAAATGAAAAAGATAATGAAAAAATTTTTTAACATATTGCTATCCGATAGCAATAAAGTTTCTACCAAACGGTTCATAGGATTAATATGTCTTATAATGTTTATTGCCTATGGGATTGTTGGTTTAATTAGACCCTTTAACGAATATTTCTGGATATTTTATGTTAGTTTGTGTACAATTACTATTTGGATAGCTTTTAAATTTATGTCAGCCGAAAAAATACTTAAATATGACGTTATTGGTAAACTATCAAAATTTGCACCTGTTAAAGACGCTGTTTATGACGCAATTATGACCGAAGGTCAAATCGATGGTGCTATTCAACCAGATGAAACCAGTACTGAATTAACAAGTAGAGAGAAAAAACTATTAGGATTAGGCGATGATTCAATTAAAAAAGATTAATAATACTTGATATATTAGAAATATTTTAGTATAATTATATTACGTTAACTCTTTCAGAAACTAATAAAATGTAAATAATTTCTGAAACGTATTAGCTTCGACCAGAAAAAGGTTTAGAGTTGTCACGGCAACAAAGAAGTTAGTACATAATAACAAAAAATTAAAAGTTAATTAAAAAAAATGAAAACAAAAATTCAAAATTTGCCGACGGCAAATATCTGTATTAACAAATCAAGGGTTAAAATTTATGATAAGGAAAATGACCCTAAAGTTTATTTAACTAAACAATCTGAATTTCAAATCGAACTCTTCAACCCAACATCCGACACAATTCTCGCTAAAGTCGAATTAAACGGTAATAAAATTTCACAAGGTGGTATTGTATTGAGACCTGGTGAGCATGTATTTCTTGAACGCTACATAGATGTTGCGAAAAAATTCAAGTTTGATACATATGAAGTTGCCAATACAAGTGAAGTAAGAAAGGCAATTGAAGACAACGGTGATTTTAAAGTAGATTTCTATAAGGAATCAAGACCAAATTACGTATATGGCGGTTCAATTACAGTTGCAACTCCACCCACCTATACAGACTATAATGGTACGGGTAATCCATACTATGGTAGTCTTATTAATTGTGGTAATCTTACTAATCGTCTTACGAATTCGAGTGGTTGTATCCAAAGTTATTTCTCTACCTTAGACTTAAATATGGAAGATAAGGCTTGCACTACTGGTATACTTAATACAACATCTTCTAATACTAGAAGTCCTAAAACAATTGAGACTGGTCGTGTGGAGGCTGGTGGTGACTCTAACCAAAAATTGGAATCTGTAAGTAAATCATTTGATTTCTGGCCATTTCATACGGTTGAATACAAACTTCTTCCAATCTCACAAAAAGTTAATACCGTTGCTGACATCAACGTCAAAAGATACTGCACAAATTGTGGTAAAAAATCCCACAAAACAGATAAATTTTGTTCACAATGTGGTAATAAATTATAAAGATAAAAAATCTTTCCAACCTAACCAAACCCCTCTTCTTCTAAAATATGTTGAGGGGGTTTTTGGTATTCCAGTTGGTTTATTAAGTTTAATGTATTCGTTAAATGTTGTTGAATTTAAATTATACTTTGATAATATTTTTTTACATTCGTCATATGAGTAAAATATTTCGTTTTTAACCCTAGTATATGTGCTACCTAAAAAATCATCCCATGAAACCCATCCATTATTTTTATATGTTAGTTGAGGATTAACGGGTAGATTATTAACCTTAGCATAAACGTACCAATCTCTAATATTGTTAAATTTGTTTTTATGTGCTATCTTTTTTAAGTCATTATATAAAATTGTATGTTTATTATTTTTAATGTTTTTTGTATTAAAAAAATCACCCCATGAAACCCATCCATTATTTTTAAAAACACTGTCAGGTCTTTTTGGTATATTTAAATGACTATTTAATTTAAAATATTCCCGCCACTTTTTTTCACTATTTATTTCTGGTATGTTATTCATTCTCCATTGTCTAACATCATCAAGTGTTAATTTGTACCTTTTACCAGAATGCCCATCCCCACCTTCAGATATATTTGTCAGGTTATCAAATTGCCTAATCCAATATTTTTCTCTTTCGGCCCAACTATTTTCATCTGATTCTTCTAAAATTTGTATATTAATGGTACCACCACTATTTAAAACTTTTCGAATCCAATTATTTTTATGTGTTATCACACCACGTTTAGCTGCTGATAAATGGTCATTTTTTCTAATTTTTGGTCTATAAGATTTTCCAACATATCTTATAACACCATCTTCTGCACATAACCCATAAATAAATATTTTATTTGTTTTCATAAAATTCTTTATAATAAATATGTGGTGATTAACAAAAAACTGTGGTGCTAAACAAAAAAAGGAATTTAAATTCTGTCCTATCTGTGGCACCAAAGCATAAATAATAAACTAGGGTTAACGTAAAAAAAGGCTAAGTAATCTTAGCCTTTTTTTTATAGAAAAAATAAATGTTAATAGGTTCTGTTTTATAAACCTCTTATTTTTTCAATCAATTTTTTGATATCGACGAATTTTCCAACTAAAAAACCACCGATAAATGCGAATAATAAACCCATAGTATTTGTTTTTATATAAATATCCAATAAAATTGAATTAGCTTAGTTTTTGAACCATTATTTTGGATATCTTATCATACTATCCATAAATCTAAAGTCTTTATTTCGTCCCTTATTTGGGATAAAACCGAACTTCTTGTAAAACGCTAACAAAACAGTCATCGGTGTCTCTGTATTTGCTGGTGTTAATGTACATAGCAACCTATACTTATCACATAGTTGAATCAACTCAGACATTAATGCGCCACCTAAACCTTTTTTTCGTTCCGTTTTATTTGGTATCTTGATTGACGCAACGTGAATTGAACCATTAACCCTTAAATAAATCCAACATACCATACCTAAGCTCTCATATTTATTAATTATTGCATCAAGCTCCCCTTGAATTTGAAATTTTAGTTTATCTTCTTCTTGAGCCATTGACTCTAATATTGGAAATAATTTCATAAATTATTATCAATTTCTTTTAAAATCTTTAACCAGATATCTTTATCATCATATTCACATATCACTGGTTCTCCAACTTTCTTATAATATTGGATGAAATAGTTATATTTTGCCGTCCCCTCTAACCAAGATTGCATCCCATCATAGTTCTCCATCAATAATTCTAAATGAAGATTATCATCGATATAAACTCTAAATGACCTGAAATCTTTTTTTGATGTTACAGCATTCATAATTAAGATGTACCTTTTATAAATGTATGATACCTACCAATCGCACCTTTAAGTGTTGCTGCGGTGTTATACGCTCTATGTGTATGTGTGATATAGGTTATCTTACCTGTCTTAGGGTCTTTGCTTTTCCATACCGCTGGACTTGGGGCTCCCTTTGGTCCGTGATGCCATATGGCATCGGCATCCATAACTTTTTTTCTTTCTTCATCTGTTAATGGAACCTTATTATCTTCAAGCTTTTTAAACTCAGATTTCTTTTCTAACAATAAATTTTCTCTTAACAATTTTTTTATAACATTTTTCATTATAGTGTTGAATTTCCAGTTCCCTTATAAATTAATTTCAAAGCATTTCGACTAATCGGTTCAAACGTATATGCACCACCAATATAATGTTCGTCCTTATACCAAATATTATTTACCTTAGATGTATCAATAGCCCATACATCGTCATCATAAGTTGAGTCATAATATTTACCATCGTTAGAAACAAAAATCGCTAGTTTATCCCCAAGCTCAGCATTCATATCAGAACCAATAGCTTTCCCCCAACTTTCTTGTTTTGGTATTAATCCTTGTTGAGTAATTGCCTTCCTAAGTTCAGGGTTCGCCGTATGGTAAAGAATAGGTAATGGTTTAACTGTTTGAAATTCTTCGGTTAATAACTCATTATATAATTTACCAATCTTCATACTAATTTATTGATAAGATTTTAATTTTTGTGTTGTCAAATACCGATACGGCTAACACATCACGTTCTAATTCTTCTTGAACGTAGATTGAGTCGAACTTATTCATAGCTGCCACATATATTGCATCATTACATGTCCAATATGGTAATCCGTCAACAAATTCATCAGATAATATTTCATCTATTTTTTTACTAGAGTAATCCCATTCCTTCAATTGATTGATGAACATAGCCATATGATTTTGATTCTTGGTATCAAATATATTTTGTATCAATAATTTAACAGTATAAATGTATTTACCATAAGATTTTGCATAAGTTAAATCCTTGGTGAAAAACCAACTAGGAACATCAATTTCTTTATATGTTCTATTGTTAGAATTTTCAAATTCATTAAATTGATTATTACTTCCATGATACCAAACGTTATCTAAACTTTCACAAATGATTTGATTATATAACCCACCAATTTTCATTATTTATAAATATCTTTTAAAAAAGAAAAGAGTCGAACCCACATCATATTGATAATCAATTGATAACCAATTTTTAATTAATAATGTTAAATAAAGTACACAATTTTACATCCCGCTAAGAACCATATCGATATTTACTAATAGACATACAACTTGTCTAAAGAGTTATTAACCCATAACAAAAATAAAATCTATTTTAAATGATTAAAATTATCGAAGAAAATGATGAAAAATATTTCATCACTTGTGGTAACTGTGATACTCATTTTAAATATAACATAACAGATATTAAACCATTTACTGGTTGGGTATTAAATAAAATATCTGATTATGTCATATGTCCAAAGTGTAATAAACAAGTAGACCACATTAAGGGTAAAATTTTGACCCCTTACTCAAATTATCTGACCACCACAATGGTTGTAGATTATTCAACGCCCAACAAGCTTTAAATTCAATGTCTTCTGGACTTTCAAATTTAAAGCTTGACATTGGGCGAATATGGTCCACATGCCATTCGCCATAATTTTCCCATCCCATACCTTCAGTAAATTTCGTTTCTAAATGTGCCATCAATTCTTCAATTGTATACCCTAATAACTGAAATGTAGAACACGTTTTATTTATATTTCTTTCTTTTAAACATTGCCAAACAGCTGTCCTTGTTCTTTTACATAATCGATATTTTGGTTCGTTTCTTGTTTTTTCTAACTCATATTTATTAACTCTTTTTTTATGTTTTTCATTACCAGCTCTCCATGTTTTATGGTACTCTTTAAGTTCCTTTCTATTTGCTTTAGCCCAATCCTTATAATAACTATTCAGTTTATTTTTATTTTTCTCACGATATTTTTTATGTGCAGCACTTTTACCACCAATATTTCGCCTACCAGATGAACCCATTATAACACCATTTTCTTTAAGTGTTCTAATTATAATTGTTTTATGAATACCCATACGTTCACTTATTGTTGTTGAACCTAATAATTCTTCGTTATACATTTTTAAACACTCAGATATTTGTTCTGGTGTTAGTTCTATTTTTTTACTCATAGTTATAAATATAATGCAATAGATAAAAAGGTCAAGTATTTAAAATAAAAAAGGTGAGAAAAAATCTCACCCTTTTTAAATATTATAGATATTTGATTATCTAAGTTCAGCAACATTGAATGTTGGAACACCATCTACTCTTACGTGACCATAGAACCTAGAGTTTACAACTTTTTTAGCGTAACGAGTCATGATACCTTTAACTGGAGCAAAGTTGTAAGGATTGTACATAGTTGGAGTTAACTGAAGAGGCACATACGGAGCGTAGATGTAACCAGTATCCAATAATGATTTACCTTTGTGACCAACGATTACTGAGTAAGAAGGTGCATATGGGTCACGATATACTTGATATCTGCCACTTAATGTACCGATTCTTTCAATACCCATGTTGTATTGGTCTTGCTCAGGGTTAGCATCACTTACGTGGAAATACTCAAGGTCATCGAAGATTGCTGAAATCTCAGAAGATACAACGATGAAGTTAGCGCCACCACGAAGAGTTGACTTGTGGATTTGAGCTGAAAGTTGGTTAACTCTAGTAATAAGAGTTTGGTTCCAGTCTTTCTGAGTGTATGGGCTAGCAGCAGAAGAAGCTTTTCTCCAACCATTATAATCCCAACGTAATTGCCATGCAGCAGCTTTACGTAAGTCTCTAAGAATCTCACGGTCAATTTCAGCGGCAACCTGCTCAGACAACATAGCTGTTAATTCAGCTTCTGCGTCAATATTGTGGAATGCGCTTACGTCTTGAGCCAATTCAGGAGACCAAGTAGCTCTTAATTTTCTTTCTTCAACAGCTACAACAACTTCATCAAGTTTGAATGAAACTTCACCAAGTTCAGTTTCAAGTTCCAATGAAGCGTATTCAGCCCATGCGAATACATATGCTGGGTTAGTTGTTAAACCAGATACAGTTCCTAAGATACCACCAGTTGTACCAGTAGCACCAACGTAACCATCATAAGTAGAAGTACCAGCTTTAGCTGTACCAGAAGCAGTTGTACCTACTGGGTGACGAAGGTCAAGTTCAACATACATAACACCATTTGGTGTAGTTAATGAACCACCTGGGCCATTTTGAACGATACCTTTACCGTATTGTTGGGTAACGATACGAAGAGGAACTTCACTGTTAGCAGCGTAAATTACGTTACCATCTGGGTCAGTGATTGCGTTAGTTGTAACACAAATTAAAGAAGCCAAGAATGATTCTGTATCCATATTGTTACCATCAGGACCAGTTAATACTTCACGACCATTAGCCGCACCAGCACCACCTGAGAAACCAGAAAGACCGATAATTACACCTCTTACAGTACCATCAGTAGCCAAAGGCAAGATAGAGCCAGCGGAAGCAATAGACAATGAACCATCGTTATCGAATCTATAAGCATTCAAAGAAGACATGTTCATACTCTTAATTGTAAGAGTACCTTTAGAGTTATCAAACATACCGTCATTGTAGAAAATGTCGTATAAGTTTTTAGCAGCCCACTGAGTAAGTGGTTGAGAAGCTTTAGTCACAGCAACTGGCAATGCAGCAGCAGTAGCAACACCATTGTGTTCACCGTTAAGTCCAGTGTGAGCTGAGTAAGTTGTACCGTAAGGAACGGTAGCATAATCGTTACCAGCAGCACCTGTAGAGTCAACACGGCTAGATGTTTGAGGTACAAAATAGAACAATTTACCGATAGGCATATTCATTGCTTGAACTGATACAATATCATTAGCAAGCAACTTAGAGAACACACGTCTTACGATAGGGAATACAACAGTTTCAAATGAACCTGAAGAATTAGCTGTAGTAGACTCGCTCAAAAGCAGCGATGCTTGGTTCTCATATAACTGAGCGATATTTTCTTTTACATGGCCTTTAAGACCATCAAGGAAGCCAAGGCTATCCCATTTTGATTGGGTCTCTTTACGGATTGCTTTCATGTGATTTAATCCGATGTTTCCAACTTGTCCAGAAGTTAATAAATTTGACATAGTTTTTTTATTTTATTTTTTATTTTTTTATCTGTTTTCGACTCTCTTAATCAAATCTTTGATTTTTTGAGTTGAAGGGTCAACATATGCGGTAGCCTCATTTAATATTTTTGAACTACCAGTGCTTACCTCTTTGATTATTTTATTTTCTATCGATTCATTTATTGGTTTTCTACTTACCAATTCATTAGCGATAATTTTGTATAACTTTTTAGATTCTTTAAGGTTTGATACCTCATCATCGAATCTTTTGATGATTTCTTTCTTTTCATCTTTGGTAGTTGAATGCTCCATAAATAACTTAGTTACGTAACTTAAGTTAGAATTGAATACAACTGTTTCTACCAACATATTTCTGAACTTCTTAAGTGCTTTTCTGAATTCTTCATTTTCACCCTTAAGTTGTGCAGCTTCGGTTAATAACTTTTTATACTTAGCCTCAGCTTCTGTGATGACTTTTTTAGAAGTAGCAGATTCAGTTTTTACACCTGCGCCCTTGGTTTTAATGTCAGGTAGATTAGAGTGAGAACCGACGCTCATGCCGACACCAGATTTAATCTTTTCTTCGACAACATCTTCTTCTTCAGCATCTTCTTCCTTAACCATTTCTTCAGATTCATCTTCTTCAGATTCCTCTTTAACCACTTCTTCGTCGTCCATAGCAATTTCATACATCATTTCATCTTCAAATTCATTCGCTTCAGAATCGTCGCCAATAGCAACTTCTTCATCACCGAATTCATCATCAAAGTCAGTTTCAGCTTCAGCGTCACTGCCAGTAAGAGCACCTTTTTTAACGATGTACTCACCTGGTTCTGAAATGTTAAGATGTACTTCATCACCTACAACTTCGATTTCGTCTTCACCGCTAAGTTTTTTGTAAATTGCGATAACATCATCATCCGATGAACTTGTCATATCTATTTCGTCTCCACCAAACGCATCATCTGCGTTCATTCCTATTTCTTGGTCAGTGTCTGAACCAACTTCAGGAGCGTCAATAGCGTCATCAGAATCGTCAGAATCGGTAGTAGTATCGATTTCAGTCTCTTCTTCATCATCAGAACTTTCTTCAGATTCAGCACCTTCCTCATCGGATGGGGCCTCGTCTTCTTGTTCTTCAGAATCGGAAGCAGATTCTTCATCTTTTACTTCTTCCTCTTCGTATAAGTCCTCATCTTTTTCGAGAGACTCTTTCACCAGACCATCAATTTCTTCTCTCGCAACGGAGCGAAGTATTTCTTTGGTATTGGCATTTAAAGCTTCTTGAATTTTTTTAACATCCAATAAAGCTTCTTCATAAATAGATTTCTTTTCTGCCATTTTTTGTAATCTGTTTTGTTTTATTACTTATAATAAATAATAAGATGAGTTACACTCACTTATATAATAAATATATGTTTTTTTAAGAAAAACCATTTTATCAATAAAAAAAATAAAAATATTTCTCACTACCCCAATAAAAATTTATCTAAACTTTCGTTCAATGTATTTTTTTTCACTGATATACTTTCAACATAAGGTCTAGCCTCTGTTTTATCTTTAAACATCCAAGAACCTGGAGTGCTTGGAGCGGTAACGATATCCCAACATATTAATTCAAAATCATCTTGAACAATAAAGTCACCTTTAACTTCTTTTAGTGAACCAACACCTCTTGATGAAACCCCAATCATATAGTTTTGTTGTAAAAAATGTGCAACTAAATCCCCCTTTGTCGAAACAATACCAAAATTGATAAAACCCTTAGTCATAGGAATCTCCATTTTACCCATTAAGGTTTGACCCTCCCACCATGTTTCTATAATATTATGTGAAATTCTATCACCAGAAATAACACTGGATTCAGGGTGGTCTAGTTCACCAAGCGCCCTTCTATTACGAATAGCCTCTTGATAAATTTCATTTTGTCTTATAAGGATTTCTTTTGGGTAAATTCTTCCGTTTCTATTTTTTACACCGTACTTTTGAAGTACAACATAAACAACTAGACTGTCGGAATCTCTTTCATTAAAGTCTAATTTTTTAAATTCTTTAATGATAGCTTTGTTTCTTGGTTCTTCAGGAGAAATATAACCAGCATCATACTCAACTAATATTCCGTTACCAGATTGACCAGCCTTCAATATTTTTACTTCGTCATATAGCGCCATATTAATAGTTTACCTATATAAATATGGCGCTTTAACAAAAAGGCCTCAATATTATATTGAGGCTTAATTGTTTAATTATTTTTTTCTTTTATTAAATTTAAAATGTTTTTCTTTTTCAAAAATATCTTTAATGATTACTTGCGTTAGATTCTCAATAAATGGTAATAAAGATTCAGAATTAACAGGTATCTCATACTTTTGAAATAACGTAATTTCAAGATTAGTAAAACTTCTCTTACCATATCTCACCCCAGATTCCCTGATATCGAAATCTATTATAGTTTTGTCTTTAAAAAAGGGTGTTGTAATATTAGCGCTTAATGTATTATAAATTGTTTGTCTAATCCTTTTATCAATATCTCTGATTATCCTATTATAGTTAAATTCGTCATTAAACTTCGGTTCAGCCCAAGCTGAAATGTTAATATAAATTGCCTTTGGTGATTTGTTATTCACACTCCCAAAAACAATGTTATAGTTTTTAAAGTGGTTGATTTTTAATTCCTTACCTTTTTTCATAATTTTTTAATACCAATATAAGTATTTTACCTGGTATTGTCAAATTATGGGTTAGTGATTTTTTTTAATTAATAGAATTTTTTGACATTTTGCTTTAATATCCAATATATCACTATCGGATAAATCAACAGTTCCATTAATTGAATTTAAACTTAAACAACCATCAACTAACGAGGTACCAACCCTAAAATTCCATGATTGGGTTATATTAAACATTCTGTGTGTAATTCTTATTGCTTCATCGGGGTGGTCCTCACCACCAATAACATAACCTTTAGTTGATTTTTCTAATTCTGCTAGCATACTAGACGCTAATGATGTTGGTATATTTTTAAACTCTAAAATTAAGGGTTTAGTCCCATCATCAACAGACTCATGTGTCATAGTGGCATTTTTAAACCCAAACCCAGATAATGACGTAGTACCATTATGGTATTCGATTAAACAAACACTATTGAATCCGTATGCACTTTTAATATCTGAAAGAATTTTATTAATACTTGCATCCACGTCCATCCTACTACCAAATTTATTTCTTACTCTATAGTTTTTAATTTTTTGTAATATTGGTGATGAGATTACAAAAATAATTAAAGCACCGATTACGGTACCAATTGCTTCATATAATTTTTCCATACAACTATTTTAAATCATTTTTTAATTCAATTATTTTGACAATTTTTTCAATAAAATTATCATCTGTAATTTCAACATTCTCTATAAGCTTTGATTTAACAAATAATAATTTATCTTTTGGATTATTATCATCCATTAAAAGGTTGTCGATTAATCGAACACATTCGTTTACAATATCAGAATAAATTTTCCTTTTATTGTCAAGAGTTGTGTTTATTAATGTTTTTAAAACAGTTTTATCACTTTCATTTAAAGTACAATACTTTTGATTATATTTTTCAACCATTATATTAGTTAGAACACTAACGGGTAAATCAATAGATTGTGCTATTGTTTTTTCTTTTGTTTCTTTAATATAAGAAGTAATTTTTTTTATTTCTTCTGTAAGAGTATTAATATTTTTAGGTGTTCTTCTTGTGAAGATTAAATTTGAAATCGATTCATGTAAACTAAATAACTCATATGTTTCGTTTAACCTTGATATGTGACCACCTAATAAATTAATTAATTTTTTATTTTCATTAAGTATTTCTTTTTCAGTATATTTTTCTAATAGTTTAATATTCTCAGAAACAAAAATACTAGCCAATGCCAAATCATCCTCATGCTTACTCTCAATATTATTATAAACTAAAAATTGTGTTTTTAGAATTTCACTTTCTTTAATTGTTTTAACATATTTTTTAAATAATTTTTTAGCCGAATCGTCTTTTTTTGTAATCCCATCAACTAATAAATTATTAAAAATATTTTTTATTTTACCGAAATTTTGCATACAATTCTTTACTTTATTATAAATATCAATTTTCTCGAAAAAGAAAATTATTTTTCAAGCATCTCGTCAATATCTTTAACCATATTACCAATACTTTCATTAATCTTTACATTTTTATCATAAATTTTTACATTTTCTATTGATTTTGGTTCTTGGTCACCCATTGATAGTAAGCGATTAATGAAAAGATTTTGATATTTTTCGGTTCTTACCTCAAATTTTTCATTTAAAATTTTCTTTTGTTCAACAAGTAAATTTTCAAGTTTTTTGATTGATTCTGCTGTCTTTTCACTTTGTTTAGCCTCAGTATTCTCTTCAGCACCAGCCACAGCCTCCCCTTCAGCTCCACTCATAGCACCAGCCTCACTTTCAGCACCAGCAACACCAACATCCTCAGCCCCATCAATTTCTTCCGTATCTTCATCAGTACCAAAATCTAAATCATCTGGGTTCACACCCCCACCACCAAATCCACCACCACCTACGGAACCACCCTCACCAGCCTCACCTTCTTGTGGTGGTGCGCCACCACCTTTAAGTGCTAGTTGGTAATCACCGTAGATTCTATCGACAGTATCAAATATTCCAGTATGTTTAATAACATTCGCAGTATTTTGTAATTCAGCTGAAGCAGCTTTTTCCATTCTTTGTTCGATAAAATCTTGTTTAATTTCATTGTCGGACCATCCTAATATCTCTCTTTTTGCACGTGTCATTGACATAGGTGCAAATCCGTTACCAATTTCACTAGTCGCATCTTTAAATAAGGTAATTTTAAGTTGTAAATGCTCAACTTTAAGCATTTCAGCTTGAGTTGATGGGTTATTAAGTGTAAGTGTAAAATTATCTAAATCGTCTTCAAAACCTAATAAGTATAAATGTATGATTACAATTTTGTTAAGTTCTTGTAACATTGCTTGTTGAATACGATTAATTGTTCTTGAAAAACGAATATCCTGAAGCGCAAGATTTTTACCCTCACCAGTTGTTTCGTCAAACCCTAAAAAAGGTTTTGGTACCCTTAAAGCGGTGAATAATTTTCTTTGAAGGTACTCAATATCTGCTATTTGGTCAAGATTAGCTGCACCTGGTAAGGTATCTATTGGGTTTGGTGCATTTTCAGTTCTAACTGGAATAAAATAGTCTTGGTCGTTAGATAATTGGTTATATCTTAAATCAATTTGACCTGTTTGTGGGTCAATTACAGGTGTACGTTTGAACCTATTAGCAATTTCATTTACATACGATTCAACATCCTTGTCATCAATATTACCAACATAAATCTTATAAATTCTTCTTTCAGGCGCTCTTGTAACACGATAAACTAACATTGCATCTTCAGATAAAATTAATTGCTTCCAAATTCTTCTGGCCTTTTCTAACATAGACGTACCATAGGGTAATCTTCTATCATCACCTAATAATCTAAAGTGTGCTATTTGCCATGAATTAAACTCAACATCCCGACCTCTCCAGTAAAATCTAACTTTATCACTTTTATTCTCCCCATCGGTATCATGTGCCAACATACCAAATAAACCACCGTCACTCCTTTCCATCTCATAATTTGGCATTTGTTTAGACCCTATAATACCATTTTTATCATCAATATTAAGATATACGAAATTATCACCATACTTACAGTTGGATAAAAATACCCCAGAATCCCTTGAATATGAACCAGTTATATCTTTACCTAATACGGGAAAGTTATGTCTATCATGTTCACCATTTGGTCCAACTGCTTCTAAACAATAAACATCAGATGTTTCATTTAGTTTAACAACGGAAACTACCTTATGGTTTAATAAAGATTTTTCTTTGGTTTTACCTAAGTAAATTGCTTTTGCCTTAATATATAACTTATCTAATACTAAACTAGGTTTTATATTTAAAACATAATCAAAATAATTTTGATTTGTTTTTCTGTATAAAACCTTATTCAATGTTGTTGGGTTAATTGATTTTGTGATATCTTTACTTAGTGTATAATTAATACTAAATAATTCAATAAACTTTTTATCAGTTTTAAGAATTTTAGCCAATTTATTTATTCCAGTATAACCCTCAAAATTAGCAATTATATTAGAAATGTAATTAAATGCATCATCACTAATATCAATTGTCATACCCTTACAAGTTTTTTCTTTGAATTCCTTTGATTTCCAATTATCAAGCATTCCCTTTGAACGAATTTTATTATGTTCTGTATGTAAATCACTATTATTATATTCTTTAAAATATTTAGGGTAGATACCAGACATTTCTTTTGACAATTGTTCGTTCCTTGCATCAGACCTAAGGTATCTATCAATACCCGCCATTCTTTTCTTAAGAACTTCTGGTGACCCTAATATTTTATCGAAATGTTCTATATGCAATTTAAAATAGTCAGAATGGGTTAATCTAACTAAATTATTTGGGTGATTATTTAATTTATTAAAATCTTTATGATGTGTATCAAATTGTCCACCAATTGATTTTTCGTGTTCTAAATCTCTTATACATTCATGTGCAACCAAAGAGTGAGTAAATTTGTATTTAGTTGTATTAGGATTATACACTTTTTCATAACCTACAATACAATCTTGTTTCTTATTACTTTTTCTGGTATAAAACGGCATTAATGATTGACCTTCAATTAACTCATCTGCTCGTTTATATGAACCATCTCTAAGCATATATTCATGGTCTGGAGTTGTGTCAATATGGGTACCGTCATCAAGTGTAACCCTAATTAATTCAGAATCTTTTCTGGTAAGGTCGCACCATATAATTTTACTAGGTACAATTGCTTTTGTACCATCTTGTACTGCATAAGACCAAATTTCCTCACCAGATTTCACCCTATTAGACAATTCTTTAATTGTTATTTCGGTACCGTCTAATAATGGTATTATACTATCTTCTCTAATTGGGGTGTTTCTTGTCCACATTGGAAGTGAAGTATGAATATCTAACCTGTTAAATAATAAATCTTCTATAATGGTTTTTACTCTTGTTGAATCCGAATAAACGTTAACCATTCTCCCATTAGAATTTAACGTGGTTGATTCCTCCATCATAATATCCAATGCAGCTGCAATCTCTGGGTAAAATTCCATTGCCTCAAAATCTGAATAGGAACCAATTCTAGTTGTTTCATAGTTAACAGCTTGTTGAAAAAGTCCTTGCTCAACCTTTTTCCACATTGAACCTAAATATCTACCTTGCTGAGCTTGAAGCTTAGCAGTTTCGAATTCTTCTTTACTTTTGGTTGTTAAAAGCACTTCATTACCAGCCTTATACCTAGGAATTTGTTGTTGACCTTGTTTTTGGTCGACCTTTGTCTTAAACCCCTCTGGGCCTAAAATATACCCAAGTTTTTGAAATATTGTTAAATTCTGTTTTGCCATATTTTTTTTTTAAAAAGATAATATTTTTATTATTAAAATAAAGACTTATAAGACATAATCACATGCCATATACGCCAATCTTTTTTGCTCAACCCCAACTATCGCATTTTGATAAACATAGGTACAAGCCCAATCTTCACCATTTGAATTCGCTGTTGCGTTACAAAACCTATCATTCTTTTTCTCCACACCACGATTAATTCCAGTATTTTTAGTTACGTTTTTTTCTGGACACCAAGTGTATAGATAGTTGTCATAGGTTTTTTTAGTATAACAACCTCTTTTTTGTTCTCTCATTTAGTTAAAATTTTATTTTGTTCCACTAAACAACCACATATATTGTCCTGTTGGGTCTTGCATATTTTTTGCAACAATAGGACTAAATTTAGGAGTTCGCAAAGTAGTTTTATTTTTATTTTCTTGTGATTCTGGCGATGCTGAAGGCGCGGCAGAAATCCAACTACTTAACATAGCTTTCGCTTGTTTTTCTAATTTCTCAAGTTTTTTGAATGTATGTTCAAGTGTCCATAAACACATTGCAACAGCAAAAATTAAATCATCGTGATAACCATCCATATGGTCAGCCCTACCATTTTTATAAACAAATGTTTTCATTTCTGAAATTAACCTCACCGACCTAATTTTTATTTGATTTGTTCTAACCTTTTCCTCAAAATTTGAAATCATTGCTAAACGCATATTACCAACTTGAAGTCCAGGTATTTTATTATCCTTTGTATATTGTTCTATTTGTTTTTGTTTACTTGAAAGAATTTTACTATTAGGTGTTTCATAGTGTAAACGTTTGTAATCGAATTCAAGAAGTTTTAATACAGTAGATACACCCATTCCACCAGTTATATCAACTACAGTATACGCCTTATATAATTCACCATACTCTTCAATTAATTGTGCTAACAAGTCAGGTTGAATCTTTCCCTGATATTCCATTACTTGTGTCATAGTTGTAAAATCTATAATCACTATTGTTGAGTAATCTTCCCCATCCCCACGACTAACATCTGAACCTAAAATATATTGATGACCCTCCTGTGGTTCTTCCCAAATCCAAATCTTTCCATTTTCACCAGCCGTATATTTAGGTTCACGAACATTTTCTTTCTCTTGTGTTTCAATATCTTCTTCACTTATTACATTACCGCCAGAACCAATAAATGATACATCCAATTCCTGTGCAATCATTCTTATATCATTGTTCATACCACGACACATCTCCTCATACCAACTAGATGTTGGTTTATATCCAGCATCAATCATTTTTTTATATGAACTAAATGTAAATTCTGTTTCTTCAATAACCTCATTTCCTTTAAGCCATTTAAGGTCTTTATTATAACGTAAATCCTCATACCATTTCATTTCTGTGATAAAGAAATTATTCTCACGACTTTTAGATTGTCTATAAGTTTCATAATATAATTTATCCATACCATTAGGTGTAGAAATAAGCATTGCGTGGCCACCAGTACCTAAAGCGGTTAAAGCAGCACCAAACACTTCAGAACCATTATCAATGTATGCTGCTTCATCCATTACAAGATATGTAGGTGTAAAACCTCTTAATGCATCTTTAGAAGTGGCAACCGCTTTAACACGGCAACCGTTTGGTAATTTAATTTCTTTCTTGGAATCTGTAATAAAGATTGTTTTCTCTTCATTTTTTTTACTACCATAATATTCTGGGCCCCATACCCACCTTGGTAATTGTGAAAGAAAATCTTTAATTTTTGCTAGAAATTCAAATGCTAATTCTTGTTTATTAGCAATAATCAAAATCGCTTCGGGGTTCTCCTCATCTGCGAATCCAACTTTAATGGAGAGATATGCAGCGGTTGTTGTGGACACACCCGCTTGTCTTGGTTTAGTTACAAGATTAAATCTATTTTTTTGATATGCTTGGATTATTTCTTTTTGTCTAGGAAATAATTTAAAGGGGACAAACCCCTCGCTAGTTTTGTCAAAGGTTACTAAATATGTTTCGATAGCGTATATCGGACTTTCTAGACATTTCCCATATTCAACTAATATTTCTTGCCTTGTTAACATGTTTTTTTACTATAAATATGTTAACATGCTTAAAAAAGGTTATTTTACCAATGTTGGAAGTATTTACGCCAAGTACAGATAGCACTTTTAGTTATATTAATGAGATTACGTTTGTTTAACGCTTGAACATTAAAAATATCTAAAAAGTATGCTCGTTTTAATTTTTTGACTATATCTTCAGATGTTGTAGTTTCGGCCTTATATAGTGAGTTTAACCAATGAATTTCTTCAGACCCAATAACAGGAATATTTTCACATACCATATCAGCAGCAACAATATTAAACGTTTCATTAAATGAAACTTGAAGACCCAAATCCATAGTTGAAAGAAGTTCTTTAAATTCTGTATGTGTATACCACTTGTGCTCAATTAATTTATGACGTGATTGATTCTCAAAAAGTGCTCGTAAATTTTTTAAGACGCTATCACCCTTTTCAACCCTTTCAGAATTAATATGAAAATGAACATCCGTATTAACTTGATTACCAAAATCTATCGCAGCTACAGCTTGAATTAATTGATTCTTCATTGGCCTAATAGCGCCAAAACAACCGATATCAATATGGTCCTTCACTATACATTTACGATGTTTATTTGTTACGGGATAATAATTAGGTAAAAATACTAAATTCTTTACACCAACATTTTTAAGGTCATTATACATTTTTAATGTATTAGGGGCCATTTCAATATTATATTTAGTCGCAATTTTATCATACTCAAATATCCACCCAATAGCATGGCCTTCATGTGAGATAAACGGCATTTCAGAGTGCAACCTAACAATCCACTTAACCTTTGGGTGTAGTTTATGTAAAATTTGAAACTTCTCAGGTACAATCCATAATGCTTCAATAATAACATGTGTTGGACGATATTTCGTAACCTCTCTATCAATACAGTTGTTATCAATAACTTGTACTAAATGAGACTCAATTCCGATTTTATTCAACATATCATTAACAAATGAGGCACTATTAAATAAACCAGAGTGTATTGTTCTACCATCGTATGGTGTATCGTATAATTTTTTCTTTTTTAAAATGAATAGGACTTTTGTATTGGACATGATAAATGGTTTATAATAAATATATCGAGCTGACCGATTAAATAAAAAAGATAAAAAAAAGAGCGCTTATTTAGCGCCCGATTTTTTATAAAAAATCTTCAATACTTGTATCATCCTCATCATCAAATTCAACACCTAATTCATTTAAAGCTTTGTGATATTCTTCTTGTTGTATATCTTTTTTTACATTTTCAATAATATTTTTTACGATTTTTTTACCTTCTTTAGTACCAGCCATTATTTCTTTCATTTGATTATGAAATTCATTTGCAGGTAAAGCCGCCAATTCAACATAAACATGATGTTTAAGATGAAAGTCGTCTGAGTCTATTACATCTGTAAATCTCTCCCAGATTGCAGGCCCTAATCTCATATCCCATGGTTCAGCTGCAAGAAAGTCTGCTTTATTAGTAACATACTCTATTAGCTTTTTATCTTTTGGTAAACCATGAGCAGAAAGCAATTCCATTACACCTTTAACAATCTCGTGAACTAAAACAGGGAAAACCATTGCTTGTGCATGGATTTTAGCTTTTTGGTTATCTTTAGATGGGTATTCAACTTCAACCATACCCCCAGTTACACTACTATTACCATTATCGTCAATGTTTGGAATTACATAATACATGTAATCAGCCGCTGACATCATTTTATTATATTTGTTTGGTAATCTTGGGTCCATATTCACTAATTCTTCATCAACCATATGAAACATATGATTACATTTTTTAGCCGCACCTTGAGTCATAGCGTTTAAAAATCTACGTTTGTAAACTTCTTGATTAGCCCTTACAATATCTTCATGTTTATCAAATTCCATACCTTCCACAGCCATTGGTTTTGGGTGTTTATGTGCACCCTTTAATACAATTTCTGGTGTTAATTCGGCAACTATCTCAACAACGTCTTCACTCATATCAAATTCTTCCCTAATCATTTTAATTGCTAATTCTTCAAGCTCTTTCTTGTGTTTTGTTTCTAAGTTCATAGTTTCATATACTAATGGCATCATTTCTTTTACAACACTATTAGTATCAATCGTATCAACATCAAATGCTCTTTTGTATCTTTTCTGAACTTCATCAAAACGTTTGCCTAATATTTTTTGTTCAAACGATGCTTCATCATCTTCAGGAAACGCTGGGTGTTGACCTAATGAATGTTTGTGAGTTGCTAATTCTTGTTCCAATTTTGGGTGCATTCTTTCACTTAAACCTTCTGGATAAAGAATTGATTCATTCAAAAGTTTTTCAGTGGTTGCCTTTGTTAAAGCTAATTGTGCAAGTTTTTTAAAATCTGTCATATTATTTAAGGTCTTTTACTTTTATTATAGTCCTTTCGCTTACTTGGGTTACACCTTGTTGGGATGTACTTGGATTTTGTTTATTTACCTCTTGTGCTAAATTTTTAATTCCGTTTATCAATTGGGATAGGCGATTTGCTGGAACACCGATTTGCTTTGCAAAAGCCAAGATAATTTGCTCTTGTGCAATAGGGTTTTGCTTTATACTTTGAAGGATTGAAGAAGTTAGTTTAGTATCTATTAATTTCATGGTTTTCTCAACGCTAGTTGTAATGTTTGAAGGTACAACTTCTGTTTGGGTTGTTTCTTCCTTCATTTTTCTTTTACCAAACAACGCAGAATCGATATATTTTTTAAATTCTTTAATACCCATATAAGTTTCTTCGGTATCCATTTTAGCCTTAGCTAATTCTTGAATTGTTTTAAATTTTTTAACCTTACCTAATTTTTCGTTAACAATAAAATGCTTATACCCTTCAAAACTTGGATATGTTTCTTTAGTTTTCTTTTCCCCTATATCATTAAGAGGATTTAACGTTGCCGCTTCAGGACCTTCAGGTTCTTGAACACCTAATTCATTTATTGCTGATTTTGCAATAGCCTCAAATTCATTAACCTCATAAATTTTGCAATTTCCAGTTTCATCCATTTCATCAAAAGCATAAACGCCCATAACGATTGAGTTGTCTGGACCCATAGCCCTAACCATCTGGAAATTCTTCGCACCAATAGTAAAAGGCTTTGATAACTCACCAGTACTTTCGTCAATAACCTCCGATACGTATTCTAATTTTTTTGATACTTTATCTTCAACACCATCCGTTACAACAACTTCAACTTCTTTATCTTTCAAAGTATCTAATGTTTTTTTTAGATTTTGTGGGTTAGTAAACACACGAGCGTTTTTCTTAAATCCTGATGTTGATTTGTTTGCTGTCTTAGAATTTAATTGAGTTACTGTTTTATTCTCACTATCGTTTGAACTTATCGGATAGCTTTGAATGCCAACATCTAAAGCACCTTCTTTTATCTCATTTTTATTTTTCATGTTTCTGTATATTATATGCGAATTTTAGGTCTTTTTCATATAATTTGGCTTCAACCTCTTCAAGACTTTCACCAAATTTAAAACACAATCTATGTTCTGGGTACGAGTCGTAGGCGTTGATATTTTCCCAAGCAAGCGCAATTACCCCATCAATTGCATCCCAAACAGCGAATGTATCACTATTTTGGACAACATCTAACATTAACTCTGATTCCAATTTACCAACATGTTTAATAAAGTTTTCATGTGGTGGCTCTGGCCTACCAGAAGCTGGAAAGGTATCCCAATCCTCACCATCTATATTTTTTGTTGTGTCAGAAAAAAGAAACTCATAAATGTAGTTTCCCTTATAATCTTTACCAACATGATTTACATATATTAAATATAGGTTTTTCATTATCCGATATACATGTTTAATTCATACGTACCGCTATCCATTCTATAAATTTGAGCGTTAATCATTTTTTTTGTTGGTGTACCATTTATCGTTAACGGCATTCTAATTCTTTTTGTTTCTCCGTATGCAACGTGTTGTACATCAAATGTCCCAAACTCAATTGGGTCATAACCTCTAATCATGGCATATTTTTCAATCTGAGATATTACAGAATTTAATGTTTTATGATAAATTTCATAATCTTTCATTCCTTCACTTACCGCCTTTGGTTGTGTTTTTGTGCCTGGTGTGACATCAGGTAAAAAAGGTTTATCCTTTCTTGAAGGAATTGGTTTTTTAGGTGTTGCGGGTTTAGTAATAGGTTTTGTTATTGGTTGTGTCATATCTTCTTTTTGTACGAAGATACGATTATTTTCTAACATTTTCAAATTTTCTCCAACTATCTTAGAAACTGGTTTTTTTGACCACATTTTACATGACCAGTATTTTGGTGTTGTCCTGTCTTTAGCTTGAGAGCACTTATGTCTTGCTCTAAAGGATTTTCTTCTTTCTGGATTATCACGTTTAATTTCCATGTTTTTATCACCAAAATTAACCTTGATTACATTACCCTTTTCGTTTTTAACAAATACCTTGAACTTCTTAACATCACCCTTCATTGGTTTTCCAAGTTTAACAGCCTTTCCCTTATATTCGGCTTCATTCATTATTGCAGCCCCGTCCTCAACACTACCATATTCATCTTGATAACCAGCCTCTGTCTCACCATCAAATGTATCTTGTTCGTCACCCATAGTAGCATTTAAAAAATGATACACCTCCTCAATATCATCGGTGGCGGTAGCAATATGGTCAGCTGCCCTATTATGAACGTTAGTAAGAATCTCATCAATTTTAGATGGGTCCATTTCTAACATATGACCAATGGCTTCATAAACGGTTTTAAGGTTATTAAAAAACATGTAATTTTGCATCTCAGGTTGTTCCTCAACCATCTCAAATAACTTTTTTGCAATTAGATTTTTCATCTTATTTTTTAACTTTTTTTATTAACTTGTTATGAAGCTTTGAAATATTTTCATCAATCGGAACACAATTAGGAACTTCTTTACCATTTTTTGTTTTCATACCAATTTGTTTATAACCTTTCCAGCAAGGTTCTTTTTCATTAAGTATGTCATTTGAACCTTCTTGGAACATATTATTTTTTGGTGGTTTATTTATGAAAATTTGCACCTCATTTAAATCAGAATTATTTTCATCTGTCGGAACATTAATACCCAATTCCTTTAATTTAGAAATTATGTATTCAAGGTCCTCAATACCACCATCTCTCAAATCGTTAATTAATTCTTTTCTATCTACATTAGTTGTAAAAGAAACCAATTTTGTTAATAAACGTTTCATATTATCATCACCACTATCGTAAAGATTAATAATAGCTTTCGTTCTCCAATCATTTAATGACATTTCATCAAGCGTTTCAAATAAATTATCTGAATCGTCCTCAGGTGTATCTTCAGGTGTATCTAGTGGTTCTTCGGTAGATGTTGTTTCTGAATCGTTTGAACTAACCTCACCTTCGGCGTCACCCTTACCAGAAGATTTGACTTTTTTAATTATGTCGTTTTGGTCTTCAGTATCCATCTCAGCTGTATGCGTTGCGGATAATAGAGAATTAATAGCAAATTTCTCCAACTCAAAGTCTGGAGAACCTTGCCCCTCTTCATATTTTCTTAAGGATTGTCCTAATTTACCTGTAAGTTGCTCAATAAATTTTTTTGGGTCTGTTTCCTCATCTGCCTCAATACCTGCATCAAATGGTTTATCGTCAAATGGTTTATCATTTGATGGTGTATTTACTTGACCAGTATCATCACCAGAGTTGGTGTTAAATGGATTATTTTGAGAATCGTCGGCAAAATCGTCAGCTGGAGCTGAAGCTGTATCATTAGTTTCGGTTGGGGCTGACTTAGCCCCAACCTTTAACTTAAATTTTGTTTCTTCACTTATTTTAGTGTATAGACTTTTTTTTTACGTGGTTTACTAATGAAATCAATAATTTCATCCATCTCATTAATGGCTCTTTCGATTGAAAGTTTACCCTCATTCATAGTTGAACAATGAGCCTCAGGATTATTCATGTCCTCCACGGCTTGGAATTCATTAGAGAGCATTTCTTCTTCAAATGTTACACCACCCTCATTTTTTTCAAATGTTTCTGGGCTACGGTCTTGTTTGTTAGCAGTTGCATAATAAATTTCTTTACCCTTTTCTGGTCCGTATTGATTAACAAAGTTAGCCATAGCCTCTTTATCATATTCATTCATACCATATCCCATACCACCACATTCACCACATATTCCTTCATTCATAGTTGAATGACAACACTTACTCATTTCACCAAAACCATAACCATCCGTTTCAAATACATTAATTTGACCAGATTTTTGATATGCTTCGTTAAGACTATTGAATTTAAGGTTTAAATGTTTAATAGCTTTAGAGTAAGTTGGATACGCTTCTTGCTTTTTGTTTTGTAACCCACCAATATAAGAAAAATCTTCAACAACAAGATTAGCTGCTTGTTTTGTACTTATTTTTATATAGTATTCATGATTTTCTCTAATAATACCATAAATCTTACCATCTGGGCCTTTTTTGGTTAATTCAATAGCTGAATTTTTCATATCTTCATTAAGAGTTGTGACACCCATTAACTCTTTCATACGCTCGTTTATTTCATAACCTTTAAGACCAACTGGAGTTATTTTTTCTTTCATAAATCTTTGATTTTATAATAAATATCTTAATCTTAGCTAAAAATTAATGCATCCGCTCGATTATTAATAGTTTCACCTAATAAATAAATATTTGCAGTTGAACTAATGCTTGTTACTTTAATTTTGATTGATGAACCAGCAGCCATGGTTACACTAATGTTATTAATTGTTGGTGTTGCGGCGGCTCCAGCGTATACTTCAGTGTATGTATGTGCACTAAAATTTGCAGATGTTGCTGGGACGATAATTGAATGTATGTCGTTTAATAATGGCATGTAGTAGTTTTTATTATAAATATCAATACAAAATAAAAAAAGCACCCAAAATAGGCGCTTTTTTATCTTTTTAATCTTTTTT